ACAATGTGGCGATCTTTCGTGCGCTTGCCGCCGGAAATGCGGCACCAATGGCAACATCTGTCCCCACTTGGGCTGCACCAAGAAGTTTTGTAAGATCCTCTGCGGAATAAAAGGTTTCTGGCTCTATCGCCCCCTCAGCTCCAGCATACTGTGGAGGGGCACCCATCATGATTGATTGGTCTGCTAACCGCTGGCTTGGAAGAAGTTGTTCTCTTGCAGAGTAATACTCTGGAGAATATGGCCCAACAAAGCCACCCTGTTGTGCAGCAATTCCCTGGTCCTGTGGTTGCTGTTCTGGCAGTCCACGAGCAGTACCAGGAATGGCGGTTTCTGGAGGAATAATGTCGTCGTCTTCTCTTCGTTTAATCGGCTTAACAAAACCAGAGAAATCAGTGAGATCCTCTTGCCCAGCAGCCTCTTCTTTCCTTTTTTTCAATCCTTCTGGCCCTTGCCCAAACTGAGTTGTTAGAGCTTTTTGCTGTGCCATTTTACTCTTCCTCGCTATCTACCATTGGGGCTGAATAGCCTTGCTGGAGTCCGTAAATTTCTTCTTCTGAAGGCGGTCTAATCACAGACGCCGGAGAAAATCGCACGATAATTTTTTGTTTTGCGGCATCTTGAATGATCTTCATAATTTGTTGCTGACTTGGCTTTGCCGCTTGTGCGTTAATATATTCTTCAAGAGAAATCTCATCTTTTGCGGTTTTAAGCTGCTCTAAAACTTTATTGCTTCTATCAAGAAGTCTTGCGGCAGCAAATCCAATCTGAAGTCCTTCTGGAGTAGACTTGAATTGGTAGGCATCTCCAACTGTCGGGTCCATTTGTTTATTGCTGATTTGACCCAAAAGTTTGTTGGTAGACTCTTCTGTAAGTGCAGCTTTAAAGTCGGACATTCTGGATTTAATCTGTTTAAAAGTTTCTTTTGGAATAGTCGCTTTTCCAAAAAAATAGCCCTCAAGTCCGGCAAGGTCAGTGCCCAAAGACCGAGCAAGTTGAGTCTTCATATCAAGATCTGACAAAACGCCGCTCAAGCCACCAACGCCCTTGGCAAGATCTCCAATAATCGTTTGAAGCCTTTTATAGTCATTGCTGGCAAGAGCAGACTCAATGGACGTAATAGAACGGTTAATTGTTCCAATTTGCTTTGTGGTATCTTCGGTTAGCTTGTTTGTGTCATCAGAAACCTTATAAAGTCTCTTTAGTTTTTGTCCGGCTACTGCCGTTTCTTTAATCCCAATCCTTTGGAGTGTTGCTCTTTTTGCTGCTGCTTCTGCGCTTAACTGACCCTTCAGCACTCCAGTGACTTGAGTCATCGCATCGCCTGGAGGAAGGCCAAGACCCTTTGCTAAAAAAGAGGCAAATCCAACAGGGTCATTGCCGTAAATCTGTTTCCCCTGTTTTACAAGAGATTCAATATCCGCTCCAAGCTCTTCGTCTGAAGAGATCAGGTCCATTGTGTCTTGATCCACAGACAGGCCGCCCTTGGCCATTAAGTTCATGTATGAGGTGGTGAGAATTTTTCTTGCCTTGCCAGATGTCTTTAAAAGATTCGGCAGAAGATTATTGGCCTTATCAAGATAGGAAGCCTGAAGTTTTTCCTGCTCTAATTGGTTCTGTTGCTGTGCGAGGCCGATCTTTTCCTGATTCTGTGCAAGCTCAAACCCAGTAGCTACCGCCTTGTCAAAGCCAGCCAGAGGAGTTGCAACATCTTTTGTAATCAAGTCTGAGAAAGCCATTACACCCTCGCCTTCAGTGCCTTCACGATAAAGTCACGCTGCTCATCAAAGTCCTTGATAAGCCGCATCACACCCTTTTTGTTTCGATAACTCTCGCCATATTTGTTTCGTAGACTTTGGAGAAGTCGGTATCTGCCAAGTGGAGTTGGCTCAATCTCCGGCATCTCATCCTCTTTAAAGAAAAGACTAAGATCCTTCAGCTCAAGTTTTGGAGCCGACAGGATTCTCAGGATCTTTTCTCTGGATGAGTTGGGAGACTTTTTCATTATAACCTAAACCCAAAAACTGGGGTTCCACCGGATGCCACCACTGGAGCCTGGGTCATTGGAGACGATGAGAACAAGTCTTTAAACTGTTGCATTTGGGCCGCGCTCTCTTGCCGCCTAAGACCGCTTTGAAGCTGATAACCAAGAGCTTGACCACCAAGACCGCTAATCATCTGACCAAAGCCGCCAAGTGCGGCACCACCCTGAATTGCTCCCACGTTTTCTGCCCCAGCATACGGAATTGCCGCCTGCATAAATGGAGCAACCGATGTGGCTTGAGCTGCTGCAATCTGTCTGTTTTTAATGTTTTGCTCAAGAGCAGTGCTTGCTCCAATAGCCCCATAAGCCTGCTGAAGAAATTGAGGAATTGCCTGAATCCCTAGATTAGACGTTCCAAGATCAAACTGCTGAAGCGCAGACTGACCTGCCGTCGTGCTTGCATACCCAGCACCGAATCGTTGTCTTAAACTAGACTCTAACTTTGCTCTGTCAGCCGATCTCTGAGATGCGATCATGCGACTAAAAAGCCCTGCACCGGCTTCTGATGCGCCAGGAGCAGTTAGATCTAAGCCCCTCTGAAGAAAGGCAAGCTCTCTTTGAGTTCTTCCAAGAACATCATTTTGGAGTTGAAGGAATTGAGACCTGGCGTTGAGTTCTGCTTCTGATGGCTCGGCAAACCGTAGGGCCATCTCACGTTCTCTTCGACGTTCCTCGATCATCTGTCTGGCTTGGGCCTCTTGAGCTTGGGCCATCCGCTGCTGTGCAGAAGCCTGGCTTCGAGAACCAAGAAAACTAAGCAGTGCGCCACCGCCGATTGCTGCCGCCGTAAGTCCGCCACCAAAAGGCATATTAGAACCCCCTTCTCATCGGGATAACTGCATCAGACTCCCGAACAAATCCGTATTCTGAATAGATATTAGCTAGTTTATCACTCGGGGCAAACAGAACAATGGAGTCAAACCCACGGCTTTTTGCCTCATCAGAAAGCCTATCAAATAACAGACCCATTTCCTCTTTTACTGATCCGGCCTCTGGACTCTTAATCATCCCATAGCAGCGAATGTATCTGCCATCTTCACTGGTCCAAAGTCCGCAGGCCAGAACCGGCTTCCCATCCCTGCGAAGAACGAAGGTGTCATCAACCGTGATTGGATTCTCTGGAACAGTGTCCCAGTGCTCCGACCACGCCCTAATCAGCCTTTGTCCTTCCTCTGGCTCTTTGGCTATTTCAATCATTAGTTACTTACCGAGCAAGTTACCCTATTCACAATCATGGTTGCCGCAGTCGATAGAGAACTGAAGATGGCCGTTGCAGTGTATTTTCCAGCCGGAAGGATCATCGCTGTCTGAATAGGAATGATGGCTTGGAATTCTAAACTGGCCACACCAGCCGTATAAAAGAAACTGGAAAGGTTTCCTGCCGCATTGATTCCATTAGTTGCAGAACTAACAAGGCCAGTAACGTGCTGCGCGTTCACATCCGAAGATCTGGCCAACTTTAGATATGCCATTAAGTGATATGACCCAGCAGTTCCTGTTGATGGTCTTGCATAAATAAGGCAGTTAATCTTTACCGGAGTAACGCCGTCGGAATAGAAGTCTGCCACGGTTCCAATCGAGGCACTCGTTGTGGTGGCCACAGAAGTAGCAAGCCAGTAAGACCTGTTAGTAACAAAGTTAGATGATCGCTCGTTTTTTCCAAACAGAGAGAACGGACTCGACTGCTGGAGAGAAGAGATGATAGTTGAATCAGTGACGTATCCCCTGATCGCACAAACGTCAGAAATCTGCTGAATGTTTGTCGCGTTCTCAAGGTAGTAGTCTGGATTCGTTCCAGCCATGTTACCAAAGTATACATATTCAAGCTGAATCGTCGGGGCCACGTTAGATGCCACGAACTTACCAAACTTAACTTCATTGTTGGCAGTTGTGTCAGCAGGAGTGGTAAACGAACCCTTCAACTCACCGTTGATGAATACGAAAGTAATCGTTGGCTTCATCACAAAGAAAATATGCGACCACTGAAGGAAGCTGTGTGCAATCGTGAGAAGAGGGCCTTCTGTACTCAGTGGGATGTTTGGCGTTGCTGAGTCCGGCCTGTTAAACGAAATCTCATCCGGCGTGATTCGGCAAACAACACCGAGCGAGCTGGTTGCGTTATGGAGATAAAACCCAAACGGTGCCCCTGTTTGTGGGGCATCCGTAACAGCACCCACGTTTGCGCCAAACTTCATCTTCATCTCAATAAACTGCCCGTTGGTGGGCAAGGCACCAGCCGGAGTAGCGCGAGTATAGAAGTTCGTGTCACTGGTTGCTGCCGCAGTGATGGTCAAAATACCAGAAGTAGCTGCCTCAGTAATTGCACCAGTATTTGTCCTCGTCCATCCATTGCTTGCAGGAAGGCCGGTTCCACTTGGGAAAGTAAGCGAATAAGTGGCGGCGTTTGGAGACCTGTTTGCAAAGATCACAGACTTATTCCCAGGTGCCACCGGCACGTTAACGGGAATTGCAAAGCCAGAAATAGATCCAACCAAAGTGCCATTCAGCAGCAGGTCAACCTGGTCTGTTGCGGCATTAGCGTACCGATAACGCACAATCACGTTATTGAAAGACGTAGATCCAGCAAGACTGCTGGTTCCAGTGATGCTGCCGCTCAACTTGGTCCCGTTTGTAACCGAGTCCGAGTTCTCCTGAATGAGCTTCAAATAGCCGTTGCCATCCAAAAACACTCTGAGTCCAGAGAGCGGGTTAAAGAAAATCGTGTCATTGGCAGCAAAGTTCCTAAACCAAAAGGAGAGCGTGGACGAGGTGGCAGATGTCTTTCCCGTATCCATGTAGAAGTAACGCGAATCAGCCGGATCGTTCCTAAAGGCAAACGCCGTGTCGCTCATCTTCTTGTTCGTGGAATCAAGCCAGTTTGTGTCATCAAAGTTGTCTGAATCAATGAACCCAGCAACCATGGACTCAGAGGCTGCTTCGGTAACAGCAGAGGCACCCACATAAGGATTTGCCTGAAGATAGAGACTTGCGTCCGAGTAGGTAGCCTGAAGTGATCTGGATGGAGCCTCGTACCAGTAGGTCTTCCCAACGATTCTGCTAATAGCAAAACGAATCCGCTCGATCTCATCACTGATTCTAAGTGCAAGACTCTCAGAGCCCACGCCACCCGGATCAGTGGTCTCTCTCATCTGGGCCACAGATGCTGAGTAGCCATCCAGGTTGGATGCTTCCAGATTGTTGATAATGTTATCAAACTCGTCGTTCAGGTCCGAATAGACCAGAACCTCACGAGCCACCCATGTCTTCAGTCGAACGATACCTGGCATATCTATGTCCTCAAATCAGTGATCTGACGCTCATCTGCAACCCTAAAGTAGATCATTAAGGATTGAACCTTAATATCCTGCGAAAATCCATTGGATCGCAGCTTTACGCTAAGAGTTCTTCCCTGCCCATGAAGCGGTTTTCTAAGGGATTTTGGAAAGTCCCCATCCAGCCTGTCCACATCCAAAACAAAACCATTGACTACCCCAGCAGCAGGTGTGCTTTCGGCAAGGGGCCTGTCTCGATTGAGGTTAAAGGAAATGGTCTCCTTTAGCTCTGAGTCAATGTAAATGTCTGCATATACAGGCCAATCACCCGTGGGCTGGAAGGACAGTTCAAGAAAGTCGAATCTCTTTGTCTTAGTGGCCATGGCCCCGTCTGCAAAACCAAAGTCCATGTGAGGGGTCTGAGCCACAAAGTTATAAGCCGATCCGCCAATCGAGGCATCCACCACATAGCCATCTTCCCAATAATCATCGACCACATAGAGGCCAGCGATGGTGTACTTTCGTGCCCTGTTTTTGCCGTCAAGGGAATATAGGTTCCCGTCGTCGTCGGCGTAATAGGGTCTCGCAATACTTGAGTCATCCTGAATCAAACCAAAGTAATTTGGAGTGTCCTTGTCGTTGAGAGTAACTTGGGACTCCTTCCCAAACATATCCATGACAATCACCATGTCGTTCTTGTTTGACGACTTGCTTTGGATGCTAAAGAAAATCTGCTTCTTGTCAGGATAGTAGAGTGCCTGAGTGTTCTTGATGCCGTAACCAGACACAATCTGCCTGAAATAACGCTCGACCAGATTGCTGTTGAAAAGGTCTGACGACTCAATGTCACCGAACTGAAATGCGGCTGACAGAACGGTTACGGTTCCCTGAGAGTTAAACAAAAGAACATCGTCAAAGATCTGTGCCACACCATGTGGTCCAGAGAGACCGAAGTCCGCATTGACCCTAGTGAAATACCAGTTATCTGGATCAAGATCGTCGTCGTTTAAGACGTAAAGACCCGTTGGATTTTTGCAGACAAACAGTTTGTTCTTGAAAACAAATGCCCCAGAAATCCCATCACCCTCACCAGGGAAAACGTCGATAAATCTGGCAGAGGTTACGGTTGGGGTTGCCGGAATGTTGAAGTTTTCGTAGTCAGCTTCTGCGCTGGCATACAGAAAGTCTGGAAGGTTCGTGTTTCCAAAACACCAAAGCCTAGATCTATAAACCAGTCCAAATGTCGGATAGTTGCTTGCCCAGTCTGCTGCTGGACTCGTGATGTTTCTGTGAGTGGTTCCATCTGCACTTACAACCTGAATCTGACTCAGGCCAGAAAACACAAAAGCCTTCTTTGGCTTCCCAATATCCTCATTACCACCGATCGTAATATGTGGCTGAGAGCCAAGGCTCAGTGTTGCTGGGGCACCAGTCTCGTTGGTGAGCTGAACCCTTTCAAATGCGTTGTTGAACTTATAAATCTTCCCGTTTTTACCGAGGACAATAACGCGCTGAACTCCCACCTGCGGGAAGTATTCAGAGAAGGCCGCAATCCCACCACCGATAGCAGTGTCTCCGGTGAACGGATTGACCTGGTTCCACCTTTTAGATCCGGGTGCTTTTTCGCAATAGCCATTGGCAAGGGTTACGTTTCTTGCCTCGATTAACTTTGTGGGGGCAATACGGGACTGTGGTAGGTCGCTCTGAATCCCACCGCCGCCAAGAGGAATAAGGATGCTTTGGCCTCTATACATTCATTCCCCTCATGGAGTGACCGACTGCCTCCAGTAGCGTCTTGGGCCACTGTACATATCAAGCCTTGGGATAAACTGTCCAACTCGTCCGCCGCTAGACTGTGCAAGCTCTCTGTCATTTGCAGAAATCATTGCGGCCATTTTGCTCTTGGTAAGACCAGCCAAAGACTCTGCCCTATCGTCATTCTTATCAATCATGAGATAGGTGCTTGCTCCGTACTCCAGAACATTGCTGAAAGATGGCGGGATAATGGGAATGTTGCTGAACGAGAACGATCCAGAGCCAAGTGCGGTAATATCCACAGCCCCACCGCCCAGAGTAGTCGATACCTGAAGGGTAGTGCTGGTAGCCCCAACCACATAGTAGATCTGCTCTCTGTTAAGGCCAGCCGGAAGAGTCCCGCTCTCGATCACATCAAAAACGACCTGAGTTCCATTGGTCAGCCCATGAGGTCCATTTGTAGTCAGAGTATTAGTCGAGATGTTTACGCTGGATGCAATGTTCTCCAGAATAGATTCGTATAGGTCTGGATAGGTCGGAATATAGTCAAACGACACCCTTGTCAGCTCACCCGCAGAGGCGTTCATCCTAATCCGCATCGAGCCAAAAGAGTCTTTCGACAGAACAGCAAACTGTTGAGGAATCTCCTCCGGCAAATACTTGATCGGAAAGTTCTCATTCATGTTGGACAGGTCAACCTGATAGATCAGGCCATCCAAGGGGGCAGAGAACGGTTGCTGTTTATTGACCAGCATTGGGGCTATAAGCCTCTCAATCGAGCCGGGTAGGTCATACTCCAAGAAGTAGACTTCGCAGGCTACAGAGGCATTTGTGTCGTCCGTATAGGCTGCGTCAATGACAGCCGTGGCAGAAGCTGCCGAATGGGAGGAGATTCGATAAACCTCAGACTCCCCATCCACCTTAAACCACTGGCCAGCCAATGACTGAGCCACAGGAGCTGAAAAGGTAATCGTGCTTGAGCCGTTCACCACGGCTACGGTCAGGGATAACTTTGGCTTTAAAACGAGGGTGGCAGGAGCCTCAGACCTAGCCCATGTCCAGGGGGAACCAAGCTCGATATTGAACTCGTTCCCCCCCGACAAAATAGCTCTATAGATCTGATTCATGTACTCCAATGCTTTGGAGTCATAAGAGGATGTGCCGTCTATTAGCTCACCCGCCCTAAACAGGGCGTTTCGCTTTAAGACTGAAGTCGTTTGCAATGCCATAGGTAGCCATCCCCCACACTACCCTTGGCCGATTTACTTTTTAGCGGTGGCTTCGGGCTTCTTGTGTTTCGTCAAAACTTCCCGACCACAAATAGATTCTACAAGATGATCGGGAGCTACTGATCCGCTTTCAGTATAGAATACGCCGTCACGAAGATAAATCACACCCTGTGAACTCGCATAACGAGTATAAGGCGTGTGGGAAATAATTCTCCCGTTCTTCGAGTCGCGGTGGTCAACAGTTAAATCAAAGGCCATAGGTATTCTCCTTACAGCCTATATTCCCTGCTTACCAGCCAATCGCAATCACTTTTACAGTGACGGTCTGGGCACCAGAAACCTCGGTCAATGCTCCGGCACCTGAGCCCTGCTGATAAAGACGAATTTTCCCGTCATACCGAGGAGCAAAACCTCCGCCTTGGTCATAAACAGAGAGGCTTTCGATTACGTTTGGAAGACCAAGTTGGCCCCTGTCCAAAGACAATCCAGAGCTATAGCTTTCGGATGAAAATGCAATCTGAGCATTGATTACTCGTTTGCCCTGATCCGTACGATCCTGAGAAAGAATGGTGTAAACCGCTGCCATAATACCCCCAAATTCAAAATAAGGGGGGAAAGCCCTGGCGGACAATCCCCCCATTGCCCAATTTAATTAGGCCGATGCAACCATGCTGCTCAGGTTGGGAGCATACTCAGGATCTTCCTGAGCAATGAATCCGCAAACACCTGCGCCAGCAGCACTGCCACCAGCAGCAGCAGTGGTCACTTCAAAGGCAATCGAACCACCAGGCACGATAATCGCCTGATTAACGTCCTTGTAGTACACCTTGCCCGCTGCCACACCAGTTGGAATCGTCAGGGTAGCAAGGGTGCTCTGTCCGGTCGCACTACCAACGGTAGGACGATTGCGAACAGTAACAACGATGTTCCCAGTCGATACGGTTGCAGTAGAAATCGCAATCGCTACGCGACGAATTTCCACCTGATTTCCAATACAAGCGTGTTCCGCGATGACCGCAGCAGAGGCCAAAGAGCCAGGAGCAACCGAAGCTGCCAAGGCTGGAACAAGCTGTCCAAGTCCAAGATCATTAACGTACATCTTATCCTCCTAATTAGCTGAGGGATGAACCGAAGTGAACGACCTTAGCTTCACCAGCATTGGCCGTATCCCACACCAGACCGAAGTCCATGATGCCGTACCATGCGACTGCCTTTTGACGACCGAAGTCACCAGGAATGCCAGCGCGAAGTTCAGGATCAAGGGCAACTGCCATCACCACCGCATCAGAACCGAAAAACACTGCTTCACCGATGCTGTTGGTTCCAACTGCATTTCCGAGAGCAGAGTTATTGTTCGTTTCAATGAAACGGATGTTTTCAATACGACCGATCTCGCCATTGTACTTGGCCTGTGGATCGGTGTACTTGTGCCAGTCTTCCCAAGCCGGATCGGAGAGAAGTCCACGCTTTGCCTTGGTCGAAACCAGCGCAACGTAGTCATCGCCCTCATACGGAGGAACGAGAAGATCCTTGTACATATAGTCACGAATCTGCTCAACGTGTGCAACGTCAAGTTGATTGGTGCCAAGTGCGGTGAAAGAGCCAGCAGTGTCAAAAGCCACAGCCGACACAGAGGTCGAACGTGCCTTGACCTTACAAGCCTTAAACGCAGCAGCAGCAGCTCCATCAAGAACCAGACGCATCTGCTTCATGAGTTCCTGCTGAACGATAGATTCCATATCAAACTTGCTGAGGTCTTCAGACAAGCTGGTGTAAGGAACAGCGCGGCCCCATTCAGACACAGTGATTGCCACAGTGCTGATGGTCAGCGAGTCCTCTGGAATCTTCAGACCTTCAGTGAGCTTTCCACTGGAAGGGATAGCGAGGCTCGAAACACGAGCAATCGTGATCGACTCACCGGATTTACGTCCGTAACCGGACTCGGGACGCACAAACTGCATGAACTTGCTTTCTGCAACAGCGGCAGAACGCAGGTCGGCAGAAAGAGCGTGGTTCTTATACACCCCTGACGGAGCGTCAAACGTCCACTCAAAGTTCGCCATTTAAAATGCCTCCAAGGTTAAACTGATTTCCTACTTCTTTGAATTTTCTTGAGCTGGGACACAAAGTCAACCGAAGCAGGACGACTTTCTGTTACAGATGGCGCGGACTGCGTTGTAGACGGTCCCGCCTTTGCCGTACCAGTAGGAAGTGCCTGAGTAGTCTCCTTTGCTCCCCTAAACCGACTCAAGGTCTTGCGGCTGTATTCCGCAATCTTTTCTGCTGCCTGGTCAGGATGAAGATGACCAAGTTCGCCCATGTGCTTCTGCACCACAAACTGAACAAGATCAGACTCTCCGTCCAAGTCCTTGTTTTTGCTATAGAAGTCTGTCCAAAAGCCCTGCTCGCTCTTTACCCGAGTCTCTTCTGCGCGGATCTTTTCGATCACCTTGCGCTCATGAAGCTCAAGAGCCCTTTCAGGATCTTCAAACAAAAGCTCAGAAATTGGCTTATCTGCTGGGGTTGCCTTTGCTGCCACGGGTGCCGCTGCTGGCTGGGTAGCCTTTTCCATCTCTAGTTTTTGCGTATAAATCGCAAGTTCTTCGACATTATTGAACTTCTTGCCACCAAGATAAATGGGGCCTTCTTTCTTGATCTCTTCAACGCTCTTGGCTGGCTTTGCTTCAGTCGTTGCCTGAGCCGCCGCCTTCTCCTCCTTTGGAGGAAGGTTGAACATCTCAGTTCCTGTCTTCTGTTCTTCTTGTTGCTGCATCTAATAGCTCCCTTTCAATTTTTTCACCCTTCAACACCTGCTTGCGAATAACAAGCTCAAGTTCTTCCAAGGCAGAGATTCCACCCAAATGCTTGGCATAAACCTGTGCATCAAGTGGTCCCGTTTTAAGCTCTGAAAGAAGCCTGTTCAGCAAGTCTCCCTTTTGCTTATCAATAAGAATCTTGAACGACTCGAAAACGATTCGAGCCATTCTGCTGTCGTTTAAGAGTCCAATCTTATCCATCATTGACCAGCGGTTGCAGGACTGCCCGGAAACTCAGACCTTGGGATGTTACTCTGAACAACGTCTTCCTGAGCCGGTCCAGCGGCTGCCTGCGGAATCTGGCTCTGCATATCAGGTCCAGCCCCAGGTTGCATTGAACCCTGAGCCATTTGCTGGCTCATGGCCATCATCATCTGATCCATTTCATCCTGCTCAATAGATCCAGGCTCAATATCCAAGGATCTCACAATCTCGCCAAGCAACTTCTCAAAGCTAAACTGCTTCATGAAACTCTCAAGAAGAACCTCACTAGACCCAACCGTCTGAAGAAGGCTCGTGAGCTTTCTAAAGTCCTTTTGCTTATTAAGTGTCTGAGACACCCCAAACACTTTAAACTTATTGCCCTGAGATGTTTCGGCAAACCTATCCTCTGCGCTCATCGAGGACAGTTCCATCGCCCTTGGTTCACCAATCAGAGCCTTAACCTCATCGCCATCTAAGTCATTGGCGTTCTGCATGATGACATTCCAAGACCGCTCTAGGATGGGCTCAATGAAGTCCACTTCAATCGCCTTAGCAATCCCTGAGAACATCGAGGTAATCGTCTGTGATGCCTCAACAACTTCGGTCGCCTTCACTGCCCTGCTAGGCATAGCTCCCATGCGAAGATCATTCGTCATGGCCGAAGTGTTGTGTTCAGCGTTCATCAGGTTGAACATCTGGAGAGCTTCGCCACTAAGGGCTCCCTCATCCACGCGCTGAAGTGCTTGTGCCCCTGGGGGGCAGTTGCTAGAAACCCTGATCGTCTGACCAGGACGAATCCCGTCCGCAACCTCTCTGTCATCCTCAAGCCAGTCAGTGCGAAGTTGCTTAATGCCAAAAACCGACATCATGCCAGCATCAACCATGAGGTTATAAAGCTCATTGATTGCAATGTTGGTTCTGGTTGCAGCATCCATCGGTGCCCTATGCCAAACAGAAAACGGCACACGAACAATAGGAGCAACCACAAACGGACTCTTGCCATGCCAGAACGGATTCGGCTTAGGAGGGGCAATCAGCGTGGTATCATTTGCAATCGTCCAGGTGACGTTCTTATAAAGAACCTCTCCTGTGGTCGGCTCAATGATGTCTCCCCAGCACTCAGTAAGTTTAATGCGAACTCGATAGTCGGAATAGGTTCTGCTCTGATCGGTCTCCCGATCCTTGTCAGACCAAGACTGGTCATATTCAGACGGGGCATATCCATTTAGCTTTTCGACCTTAGACTTATCGTAAAGCGCATTCTCGCCTTCAGACATGGCCATGACAACGCTCTTATCAACCCACATGACCTGAGCCTCATAAAGCCCAGCCCCGGTCGGATCTGGAAAGAAGTCCTCCGGTCGAATCAGCTCAACATAGAGCTGCCAGATATCTTTCTCTGCCTTAAACAGCTTTTTCTTATTGTCGATTACCTGAGTAAAGAAACGTGCGGTTGGCACGTTCTTGCCGTGAACCTTGGCAATCATCAAAGACCCCAAAGCTCCGGTCTTAATTGCATCGCTGACAAAGCTCAGGAATCCAGTTTTCTCAAGTTGCCTCTGCAAAAGCAGATAGGTCTCAACCGAGTCAACGCGATTGTTCTTTACCCCCGGTTGCTGCTGAACATTGAACCAATGGCCAACATCAACAAGCCCCTGAGACACGAAGCTCGCCATCTGCTCAACTGCCATTTGCTGTTTGGGCAGAAATTCCTGAGACTGTCCGGGTCGCTTGTGAGCGTAGTCCTGACGGTGATGAAAAATATCGTAATTCAGTCGGTTAAGACGAATCCGCTCACGCCTAGCTTCGTATGACTCGCGGATATAGTTCTGCGTCGTCCTAACGATCAAAGCGTCCGTATCGACCTGCTTTAATTGTGCCATAAGAATCCTTTGCCTCAGTTGTGTAACTTGAGTATTTCAACTCAGGAACGGGAGATTTTCCACCCTTAGTTTTCAGTCTATCAAACCCACCCTTAACGTACTGTAGCGCATCCTGAACATGACTGTGCTCGTCCTTAACCGGCCTAGCCTTGGTGGGTTCTACATCAAAAGCCTTCTCCGAATACCTATACCCGCCATTAAAGCCCCGGAGCAATAGGCTGCACTCACCCTTAACAAGCTGAAAAAGTGAACCCTCTTTGTTTTGCTTGAGAAGACCACTCTCAACAGCCTGTCTTCTTTCCTCCCATAGCATTGGCCCAGGAAAGCAGCGTTTAAACCCACGGTTTACCCAAACAGAGGCATAAGTTCTTTCGTCTACATCCCTTCGACTAAATCCGGCTGGGTCCATGTAGACTATGAAGTCCCTCTTTAGGTCTGACCACTCAGGAAACTCAAGGGCCAATTCCCTGCAAACCTTTTCGACAAATCTTTCGGCCCCCATGTTGACCCCAAGGATCTCTTTGAGAACCACAAACTTTTCGCCCTGCTGCTGGCAAACGACACAGGCGGCATTTAGCCCCTGGTCCACACCGAGCAGCAATGGCAGTCCGATTTCCGGTGAAGCTGACTCCACGCAATGCAGTTTCTCCGAAAAGTCTGGAAATACTGGCTTGCCGTGAAATGTGTCCCATTGAAGATCGTACTCCTGCCTAAACTTAGAAACGCTCATGGCAGACCTGATGTTATCGAGCCACGCAGGATCTCGCTTCTTTGGGTCTGCCGTATAATGCAACTTCACAATCACAAACTTGTTCTTTGGATTCTGCCAAGCCTCTACCCCTTCAGTCGGGAACCTTCCGCATGGAAGTTCCTCTCCTTGGTCCTGGGCTGCCCCATCCTGAAGCTCATCAAACACAAGCCTTTTAAAGAATCCAGGTGCCGGAGAGGAGATCAGCGTCATTCGCCCGCCGCCCTCAATGGTCGGGACAGACGAAGCATAAGCATCTTCAGCGTTATCCCAGAAGGCCATCTCGTCAAACAGCATCCCTGAGAAAGTAAACTGACGAAGCTGGTCAGCCCCTGATGGGAACCCAAGAATCCTGCTTCCAAGCTCAGGAAACGACAGTTCGCCAAACTTGCAGGTCCATCGAGGAATCAGTTCTTTTGGCAAATACTCAGTATCCAGATTCTCAAGGATGAACTTCGCTCTCTCGATAAGCTCGTGAGAATCGTTTTCCTTTTTCGAGACAAAAGCCTGCTGTCTGCCCACGTTAAACATGGTGTCCCAGACATACAAAACGATGTTGGTCCAAGACATCATCATTCGCCTAGACTTTGGGACTGCGATTTTGGGGTATTTCTGCCAGAGTCTCATGTAGAGCTTCTGGTAAGACAGATTTGATGGAAATGGCTTGATTGGGTTCTGGCGATCAACTTCATCCTTGGTGCGAACCATCTTGGTTGCAAAAACCCAAGGGTCTGATCGAACAGCTTTAAATCTTTCTAAGTATTCTGAGGGTGTAGGCATAGAAAGAAGGGAGGCCGATTTCTCGGCCCCCGTGAATTACTTCACCTTCTTTTTAGCGGTTGCCTTTTTAGCCACTTTAGCTTTCTTGGCGACCTTTTTCGTCATCTTGCCGTACATTGTGTTCTCCTTCAGCCTCTTGTTGAGGTGCAACAGAATCTACTGGCTGATCTTCTACAGTTCCAGCATAAAGTTTCTTTTTACGCTCAAGTTTTGCCGTTTTCTTTTGAATGGCTTTCCTTTCGGCTTGTACCAAGAGTTTTCGTCTTTCCTCACAAAGCTCGATTGTTCTGGAAAGAAGCAGATGCCCAGTCGAGTACCTATGCATGAGCCAGCTTCCCTCTCGGACATACCTCATCCTATCTCTGTAGTATCTCCACAAAACACGAATTATGATTTGTAAATACTGCCAGACCATCTCGCCTCCTAGTAACAATCAACGTCATACATTGCTTTGATGTACTTGTAATAGTTCTTTACTTCGGATGGACCCATGTCATCAACAAAGCAAGAGATCTTTGCAATGGTAAGAAGAATTGACCCAGTTGATAGGCCAGCTCCAATTTTAATCAACGTCGAGTTCGTGTTGGATGTGGCATTGGTAGAAGATAGATTGAAGTTTCCAGCGGGTCTCCCATTTAGCTCCAAAGAAATCGTACCGGCTGTATAATCAATGGCCGCACGAATCACATAAAGTTGGGCATTAACGTAGCTCTGATTAAAGTAGAAAACCTGCGGAGTTGCTTCTGCATCTAACTGTCTAAGGTAGATTGCGTGATTACCAGACGAATCCAACTCATAGGTAAACCGCTCTGATCCTGTGCCAGTGGTAATCGTAAAGACCTGTTGGTCAACAAAATCATCGGCTCCGAGCACAATAAAAACATTCGCCTTTGTCCTGTTTTTTAAAACGTCCAAACCAAGGCTTGTGGTGGAATAGCAAACGTCGGTTCCGTTGAAATAGCAAATTGGAACAGCAGCGTGCTGATTCCTTAGTGTTCCAGGCCGTGGCTGAAGATATGTAATTGGAACCTTAGACATAACGGATTGTATAATTTCCCCGCCAGGAAAAATGTCCGTTGTTCTTGTTGTTGTGATGTCGTCATTCTCACTAAAAAGCTCCTGACCACCAGTAAAATATCCGTTATTTGGAACTGGGGTGGTTGAAAATGGATACCAATTTTCTTTTTTAACCGCGACAGCAATAGATGGAACCGAAGTCGCAAGAGATGCGGCAAAGTCGTGGCCCGTTTCTAATCTGTCCGGCCAAAACGCGTTTGATGAGTCCGTGTTTTTCCAATACCCAAGATTCTGTTTGTCATTCGGGAATGCTGCGTTTGATGTAAGTTCTTCAAAGGAGCAGCCGCTTCCAGAGTTATAAAGTTGGTTTCTGATGTTTGCCGTGAGGAAATAGTTTTTTCTGATAAATAGTTGGTCAATTCTTGAGACCAAAAACCCAGTGTTCGCGAGGGCATTAGATCCAATTTTCATTGGGCAGGTATCTGTTCGCCTTGCTCCAGTAAAGTTGTAAGAACCCCTAAGTGCGTTATTTATATAAATCTCAACACCGAATCTCGTTGCATTAGAATAGTTACAGTTGATTGCAACGTGTGTAAGTGTTCCGGCAGCAAGCGCGACAGTAGCAAATGCATTTCCAAGTGTGTATGCAGTGTTATAAGTTTGGAAAGTAACTACTCCAGCCGGACTGATAAATAGGTCATAATCGAACAACCCGCTAATGATTCCATCCGTTTTACCAATAATGTACTGGGCTGCTCCGTTGTTAGTCCAAATCACCCAAAAGCTAACAAAAAAACCTGGGCTAAGTCCTACCCTTGTTAAATTAAAATCGGGCAATAGTTGTGGTTTTGCCAACTGAAATGCACTGTTGTTGAATTGAAGCCCAAGCTGACTTTTTTGCGCGTAACTAGGATCAAAGTCAAAATGCGCTATATTGCTAGAAAAACTTGTCGGCTCTTTAGGGGCAGCTCCGTATGGATGCCTTTTTTCTCTGCCCCGCCTTATCATTTTTTAGTCCTGAATGATCGCAAGCGTAAGTTTAAGGACATTGGTGTTGGACAAGCTAAATGCTCCGTTTGCGACCGCAACGATATAAAGTGACTGATTAACAGGATCATCGGATTCCACATTCAGTCCGATATTATTCACCACGGCAAGTGATCCAGATGTGGTTCCAAGCTGGATATAGTCCGATTTGTTTATATCAATATATCCAGTGCAGCGGTCCACCATGTTTGCAGCAGTAACTGGAAGAGCGGTGTTGTCGATGAAAACACCAGGAGGGATGCTATCAAAAAACAACAAAGTCACAGGGACAGTATTGTTTGATGAATCCGCCAGAAAAACAGAAGAAATCATTCCAGTCCGATTGGTGATTCTGAGTGCTCCAGAAACTGTAATCAAACCACCCATCACCCTTCCGGCGGTGTAAGCAACCGTCGTATTGGCAATAGAAATGTTTTTGAAAAATCGAACTTTTGAACTGACCTCAACCCTACTCATCAGAGAATCTCGAAGTCGATAACGATAGTAAAATCGGAAGCAGAACCTGGAGTAATTGCTGTTCTTGTCATAACGACCATTTTTGCAATTCCTGCCGATGAGGTATT